TTAAGGTTTGGGTCCAGCACCTTGAGACGGTGATTGGTCATCAGTTGGAGTAGCATTAACCTCGTCTTCCCATTTAAGCACATCAGCCTTACGCCACCGTTTAGGGCTCCCTCCAATAGCTGGCTTGGGAAAAGGACGGCTGAAACATGCAGGCATCCGCGCTGGTGTGCTCCAAAAATAAAGGGTGCTACGAGAAATCTTATAGCGCGCCATAATTTCACTGGTCACCATAATTTCAGAATTGCTATGGATACTCTCTCCGCCATTAAAATCCATGATTTACCCCTTCTGTTGTGTTCGAGCCCGGATGCGCGATCATTTTTCCACTTATCGGATATTTATGGCGCACTATGGCCCGTATTGTTCCGCAGCACTGTGTCTCCCCGGCGCCATATACGCCGGAACATTTACTTTCCTCACGCCTTGATATCGTGATCTTTTCCATAATTCCTCACTGTCTTGCTTCTGAATCCACGACGCGCACGAAGTAGCAAAGCCAAAGCCTTGCGCTGAATTTACCAAGTGGAAGTGCTGTGATCGTCGCTGCGTGTTTGTTGACAATTGGTGTTGTGATTTGGTCGTATTCTGATGCTGGGTGCCTTTTCTGGCGGCTATGATTTCATCCCTGCACCGTCTGGCGACGGCGCGGATGGCGTTCTCTATTTCAGGTTTCATGTCATGCGCCTTTCCCTTTCAGTTCGATACTGCAATCGCACTCATTTCCCCACGCGTTCCACCCTTCCACCCGCTGGCGGGCGAACAGTTCCAGGCGAGGAACATCACCCAATAGCTGAACCAGCAGATCACGTATCTGCGACGGTTTGGCGCTATGCTCCATGCGCGGCGCGGTAATGTGCTGGCAGATAGAGGCATCCAAGCGCTCAGGAAGACGCCCCCGGACGGCAAACAGACAGTCCTCACTGTTAGCGCGGGTCATATGGCCCATGCCGATTGCAGCGTTACCCTTACGGCGATTGGTCTTGAACCAGGTGAATCCCTTCATCGTCATCAGCCGGAATCCCCACATGTCCAAAACCTTGAGCGCTTCTGCTGGCTGCGTCGGCACCCACCACATCGCCAACAGGCATGAATCCTGATCGGCCAGCTCCCAAACGGGCAGGCGACAGATATCGTTCACAGTCATGACGGGGTATTTGTGCCCGGCGCCGCGCTTGCCGTCGTTCGCTTTATCGCGGTAGACCCACGGCGGATCGGCATAAATGAGTCGGTACTTTCCCATCACGCACCTCGCCGCTTCATGGCCGTAGTGCGCTTCTCGTAGTCCTCGCGGCAAAACGAGTCGCAGAATAGCCCCGGCGTCGGTTCTTCGCAGTTGTGGCAGAACCCAGTCACCGGCATAGGTTTGGCCCGGTTCGATAGGGCGCTCTGAGTTAACAGATCACTAAGTTCGTTAGCTTGGTCGACGATATCAGCCATGATGTCTCCGTTTTACAGGCAATAAAAAACCCGCCGTGGCGGGTTAGTAATGATGTTTTTTGATAAACGATATGGCGTAGTGTGGCCCTTCCTCAAGGACATACCATCCTCGCTCGTATCGCTCCATGTGCATCCTGATAATGCTGGGGGTTAACTCCGCCCCTCTAAGCCTCCTGGCCTCCCTGATAATGTCCTGAGTAAATACCACCAGGCGGTCGCGATCGTCTCTTCTAGAAACGGTCATAACCGCGCTGCTGATAGTGTTCTTGGTTCTCATGATTGGTCATTAATTTGGTGAGTGGAGCCGGGAGGGTAATGCATTTTACTGTTTAAATGAACAGTGATTGGTGGGTATTCAACCCTTCAATCTCTCAGAGTTTCAGTGAGGGTTGGAAGCTTTCTTATGATGCGTGAAGCAACCTTGTTTGCCCAAGTTCCAGCGTCAAATTCTAGATACCCCGTTCCCTCATCAACCCTGAAATCATCCGGACAGCATCCGGTGTCGTCGCAATACTCGTTCCATTCTTGTTGCATAATATGGGTAATATCACTACCCGTTAGGCGGACAATCTTACATGACTACAATTCTTCGATCCGCGCTAATAGCTTGGCGTTCTTCTCCCGCTCGGTTTGCTCCCGGCGGATATAGGCGTTTAGGTCATTAAGCATTGAATCCATAGCTTCGCGCAGCTTGTCATTCTGCATATCCCGCCACCCGAGTTCTGCGGCAATTTCCGACTTCGAATCCAGACTTTCTCGGGTCATTGCCAGCACGTGTCGATAGTAGTAACCACCTTCTTCATCGAGTGTCATAGCATCGCGTTCTGCATATTGCTTATCCGCTTTCATTTGACCTCCCGAAACTCGATAACCCAAACCCACGGATTAGCCTGCCAGCTGTCTGGGCCGTAGATAGATTCCCACAGCGCTGCAAAGTTATCATACGGCGTCGCGACTTCGCCTCCGCTGTCAGGGTCTGAATAGGAAGGCCGCCACCCGGAGAGGTACATACCCTCGGCGTTAGCGTCTTCTTGGCTGATATCCCGCAACCGCTCCACACGAACGCCGGTAATTTCCAGCGTAATGCGGCTGGCCCAGCGGGGCATGTGGATGGATGGAGTCCAACCTTCTGCAGGTTTGCTGCCATCTGGAAAATCAGCTCGGTAGTCGCAAAGCTCAGATGCAAGAGAAGTTCCGTCCTTTATTTCCTGGATCACATCATCATCAAGCCAGAATCCGTTAAACGTTTCGCGCACCCAAATGCGATCGCCAGGCTGGCCGAATGGGCATTTAGCCGGATACGTTCTGTCATTCCAGCAGCCCATTCCTCCGCGAGAACGAAGTACACACCCGCTCAAAGGGACTCCGGAACGATAATGGCCTAACTCCAGACCGCTGGAATTTAGGTTTAACCCTGGGTCGCGTGGCTTGAACTGAACCGGCCTCCGTGTCTGCGTCTTGCGACCGTCAAGGATGGCGCGAACCATCTCAGCATTGAAAATCATCCCGCGCTCTTTCATTTAACCTCCCGATTAGACCGAAAAATTAACGACCAAGACTGGATTTCATTCAGATACATACACATGCCTTTTGCCGTTCTGCGGACACCTAATTTGTTTGATTTACCTACAGAACGGCGGCATTGCCGTGTAAGTCGTCGGTTATGGGCGTTTACTACCTCAAGCCATCGATCCTTTGGCTTGTTTTTGTATGTGGCTCTAGCTTTATGGTGGCGAGACTCTCGTTCAATCCGCATGGCTTCGTTTAGTTGATGAAGATACGTTTTCTTGCTCATCCGGCCTCCGGAACCGTCAGTGACTTAACTAGAGCTTTAGGCTGTGCCCCTGATGCCATATCTGCACCCATGAAGTCGTATTCGCAGATGTAGTCGAAGTCAGTGTTTTCTGTTTCCGGATCGGGCTGATGCTTTGAATGCATGGTGGCTCTTTGGATAATCACACCCCAGCATATGGTGTCCGTTTCCTCTGGCCATCCTTCGGAGCCTGCCATATCGCGGCAGTAATCAAGTGCTTCTCCAGCGTCCTTAACTGCCATTTCGATAGATTCATGTTCCCGAAAGCAGCAATCAATGCCGTCATATGAAAAGAAACCTATCTCCCGGCCCGACAACGGAAGTCTTGTTTGCTGTAGTGCCTTACCATCTTCTACCAGCGCGTCCCGCTGTGCCGTCAACTCCTGCACCATGGCGCGCAGGGTTTCGTTGTCCGCCAGCAGGTCTGTTAACTTGGTGATCACCTGTAGGCTAAGCGGGCCATCGCCGTTCAAACCCAGCGCATCTGAAACGTTATTGATGCTCAGCGTTGCCGCTGAAAGGTTTGTTGTTAATTCGATAATTGAAGGCTGCATAATTCTTTCTCCACGCTGTTTTCAGGTTGAGTTAATCCCTCACCGTTAGGCGATGTGGTTAGGTTTAAGGGGGAGGGATTACTAAAAGGTGATTACTGCTGTTCGGCTTCGTTGATCTCAGATTGGCGGATCAGGTAAACGTCGGTTGCCTTGTCCAGAAGCTCTGTAGTGCCAGCCAATTTCTTAGCGGCATATGTGTAGAACTTGTCCAGCTCCGCATTTGATTTCGCGTTACCGGCCGCCGAGGTGAAGTCGAGTAGAAGTTCGTCAGGTGTTCTTTCCTGTTTAGTTGCTGGCTCTTCGTCCTGCTTTTCATCTGCTTCAACCGGTTTTGAGTTGATGATGTTGTTTAGGTCTGCGCGGCTGCGAGCTGGCGTGATATCGCGTTCAACACGCGGCTTCTGCTCGAATTCATCCGGCGTGTAAACACCGAGAATGACGTCAGGGCAGTAGAGGCGAGCCCATCGCTTTACACCAAGGTAGGCAAGCTGCTGCTTCGGATCGCTACCCCAAAGAGTTGAGTTTCTCACCTGAGCCTGAGACAGCAAGAGCTCCAAAACGCGTGGTTCATCCTCCCCCTTAAGCGTGGCCCATACCTTAACGCCACATCCTTTCTCGTCCGCCATAGTCCAGTTAGGGGCAATGTATTTATTCCCTTTTTGGGATGTCTTCTCTGTGAACTTTCCTACAACATTTTCCCACGGGCCGAACCACTCATAATGCAACCGATCTTTAGTTGGCGACATTGACGTGATCACCGCATTAACCAGTTGAGCTTCATAGCCGAGAGTGCCATTAATTACGTGAGTCTTTTGTGCCACTGCGAACGGGTTCATCCCCCACTGCGCAGCTTGCAAAGCCACAGCAAGGCAATCAGCCGGTTTGCCCGCTAAATGAGCTGGGACTGTCGTGCGTCCCTGCGCCATAACCTCAGCGAACGCCTGTAACTTTTGCAATCCTGCTGGGCTGAAGATGGCTGCTTTTGTGTCAGCCTCATTCGATGGCGCTTGGATGATTTCGTTGCTCATACGTTTTCCTTTCTCTTTGCCCAATAGGGTCGAGTTAATTCTTCAATGCCGCCCCAGTTACCGGTCTGCATGCATTCGTGATAGGTGGATAAATCCCGACGGAACAGGTCGTGACCAACAGCCACGTCCTCGTCATTTAGTTGGTAAACGCGAACTGGGTACCTGCCGCATTCAATCGATTCGCTTACAGCGAGAAAAACAAACATGGGGTATTCGCCAAAATGGTTAAGGAATCCATTGCGGTAGTAGGCGTCTTGCACGTGATATCGGAACTCCTCAACATGCCGGGCGAACCGGCTCATATCGGCAACCTTTTTGACGTCAACGATCACAGGTTGATTTGCAAGGAACTTGTCAGGGCGGATGCGGCAAAGCTCTCCGGTATCGCTGTCGTTCCAGTAGATGGATGCTTCTTGGTGTCCTTCTGCCTCAAGGAGCCATCTTGCTGGTGGGTAAGCCATCGCGCTGTCACGCATCAGGTTAAGTTTTCTGTCCTGTTCGGCATCCATCACCGTTTTTCCAGAGCCCTCACAGTCTTTAAGAAAGGCTTTTTCGCTTGCCTTTCCTTCGGTTGTTCTGCGATTGAATTCAGGGGCCACAATGAACCTTTTTTCGAACTCTTCAGGCTCAAGCAACAAGCAGTGCAGGGCGGTCCCCATATCCAATGCTTTGGTTTTTTCATCATCAACCGGCGCCACCTTGCGCCACTGGAAAACTGCTGGGTTTATGGCGATATCGTCGAGCTGGGATTTACTGATACCGGGCCCGCTGTGGTAGTCCTCATTACTGATTTCGTAATAAATACCTGGCTCCATCACGCAGCCCCCCGTTCAAGCAGGCGAAGTTCCAGCTTGTATTCATCGTTCATTCTCTTATCACGCTCTAACCGGCATAAAGCAAAGTGATAGCAGACGTCCTGCGTGTAATCGTTGGTGATGTCGTGATAGCCCTCTACCTCTATAGCTTCGCTAATGAAGTCCGTGGACTCATTGAGAATTTCACGCCACATGTGCTCGACTGCCAGCCGGTTAAGTTGGCTCATGTACTCCTCTGCGTACGCATCAACCACTTCACGCGATTCGGTAGATAGCTTTGATAAACGCTTGTCGAGAATGTCCATTACGGCTGCCCCTTCTGGCTGAGGAAATCAACGATGATCTGCAACAGAGACTTGCGTGGCGGCGGGGTGAAGCTGGCGCCCGAAAGCACATTGCTATGGTGGAATTGGATATATTTACGTGCGTCGAAACCGGAGCCACCCACACGGGCAGCCCCAACAAATGAATGTTGCATGGGTAACTCCTGAAAATGATTAGTAGTTGATGGTGACGTGAGGGATTGAGTTGCTCATAAGAGCCTTCAGCGTTGCTATAGCCTGTTCACGCGTTAAACCCGCGTGTTCTAACAGGCCTTTCACAACATCGGTGCCGACGGCCTTGCGATGGGCTTCATTGGCTGCACGTTTTTCTGCTTCATCAGCAATGCGCTTCTCTTCAGCCAAGCGGGTAGCTTCTGCCTGCTCTGCACGTTGGCGCTCTTCAGTAATGGCTTCCTGCTTTTCACGTTCTGCGCGCTGCTCAGCTTCGATGCGCTGTTGTTCTGCGCGGGCGGCAGCTTCTTTAGCTTCTCGCTCGGCCTGTTCAGCCTGAGCTTTAAGCGCTGCTTCTCGCGCTGCCGCCGCATCACGCTCACGTTGCGCCTCCTGCGCTGCTTCTAGCTGGGCTTTTTCTACTGCCAGCCGTTTTAACTCTTCTTCCTGCTCTTTTCGCTTCCGTTCTTCCTCAGCTTTTGCCTCAGCGGCATCCCGGTCGAATTTGTCGTTTAGGAGAAGGGCGATTTCGTGATCTAACTCGAACCTTTCCAGAGCCGCTTTCTCGTGCGCTTCATTCATTTCCAGCGCTTCTTCGTGCCAAGCAAGCATCTGTTCTTCTGCTTTGATTCTCTCCTGCTCGGCTTCCCACTCAGATAGCGGGCGGCGAATTTCATCGCGGAGTTCATCGCATTTAGTTACCCAGCGGCGTAGTTCTGCTTCAGCAGGCTTTACTGCCTCTTTCAGGTGGCGAAGATAATCGCGGCCCGGCTTTTCTACGGCCGTTTTACTGCGGGAAACCTTTGCTGCTAAAGACGCAATTCTTTGGCGGCCTTTCGCTGTCGTCAAATCCGGGACTTCGTTAACCTGACTACGAATTTGCTCAAGAAAAGGATCAAGGCCATTCGGGACATACAGCGCAGGAGCTTGCTCTTTGCTGATTTCAATCAAAGATAATTCTTCCGACTCACTCATATTCATATCCTTTGGGCATAAAAAAGCCTCCGTAGAGGGCTATAGGGTGGGTAACATCGTAAGCCGCTATCGTGATAACGGCTTGGGCTGTCACTCATCTCGTCTTAAACATCCACCATCAGATGCTCCAAACTCGAGGTCTGTAATGTCGATGCAGTCATCGTCGTTTGAATAAATATTTCCGTGATACAAGTTGCTTACACCTCGACCTTGCAAATATGCTTTATGCTGTCCGTTTCCAGCTTCCTGTTTTTTTGCCTTGCAAGATTTAGAGCAGAATCTTGCCCATCCACGCTTTCTATCCGCAATTCTTGCTGAGAAGTCTTGTTTGCAGTACTTACATTTAACTGTGACCATCACCCCTCCAAATAAAATTGCCTAACCAGCGATCTAATCTGGTCATAGTTAAAAACGTCACCGCTATGGGCGACACCGGTTCGCTCAGGCTTCAGGCGAAATAAATACCCGCATGCAAGCCTGACGACCCGATAGCGTTCTCCATTCACTTGAATCATGATTAATCCGCTACTTGAACAAATTCACCATTTTCATTCACGGTGTAGGCCACATTGGGTTTGATGTTGTTTTCGCCCACGTAGGCAACTGCAAACCGTGTCCGGTCACCGTCGTGGTAGGCGATAGAGGCGCAACCACCTTCTCCCAGAACAATTTTAGATACCGAGTTGGCTGCGGCGACTACTGAGTTATCCCCGGAGGCGGTGATTTCGACGGCTGACCCACTCGCCGCAACCTTCGAGAACGCCCCCGTGGACAGGTGCTTAGTCCCGATTCCGCTAGACGCCTGCCGAGTCCCGTC